CAGTGTGAGCCGTTTGAGATTCCCGCGCATTATAAGAAGCTGGCAGCGGTGGACTTTGGGATAACACACCCCACCACTTGTGTTTGGACGGCTTATAACCCAGATAACGACACTATTTATGTGTATGACGCCTATAAGAAGGAGGGCGAGATACCAGCAGTTCATGCCTCGGTAATAAAGAGTCGCGGTAAGACAATCCCTGTTATATATCCGCATGACGGTGACAACACGGAGAAGGGCAGCGGTCGCACACTGGCTGAGATGTATTTAGAGGCGGGGGTGTTGATGATCGGTCGGTTCACAAATGCTGACGGCACTAACTACGTTGAGCCGGGATTGATGGAGATGTTAGAAAGATTCAGAACTGGGCGCTTACAGGTGTTCAGCAATTTGGCTCCGTGGTTTGAGGAGTTTCGGCGGTATCACCGGAAAAAAGGAAAGATACATAAAGAGCATGACGACCTTATAGATGCAACGCGTTATGCAGCAATCTCAGTTACGCGCTTTGGGCAGAATCAGGCAGAGCGTGAGCAAATGACAACAGGGCGAGGTAACCATACCAGTTATGAATATAACTACTGATATCGACGAAAAGGAGCTGTTAGCAACACTAGAAAACAGCATCAACTCTGCTGACTCATACGCTGAGAGTGAGATAGGTGAGCAGCGTAACAAAGGGCATAGTTATTACTATGGTAAGCCTTTGGGGAACGAGAGACCCGGACGCTCACAGCACGTTTCGATGGACGTTTTTGACGCAGTAGAGTCAGTCAAGGCTATGCTGATGGAAACTTTTACGGCTGACCGCAACGTGTGCCGGTTTGAGGCGCAAACCGCAGAGGACTTTGTGCCAGCTAAGATGGCAACTGCACTGACTAATTATATTTTTTATCGTGAGAATAACGGAACGAAAATTCTCCACGATGTGATTCACGATGCGCTGATAGCTAAGACCGGGATAGTGAAGCGGTACTACAAAAATTATTATGAGTATGAGGAAGAGACGTTTGAGGGATTAGATGAGGCTAGTTTTTCTAAGCTGGCATCCGATCCTGCTGTGACCATCATGGAGATTGACGAAGAAGTTGTTATGGCTCAAGTGCAAGACCCACAAACCGGACAGCCTGTTGCCGTTCAACAGATCATGTACAGCGGAGAGATTGCACGCAAGATCGACAAGTCCAAGGTGTGCATTGAGGTCATCCCACCTGAAGATTTTTTGATAACTCCTAGAGCAACTGATGAGAATGACGCTGACTTTTGCTCACACCGCACAAGCCGCACACGCGGTGAGCTGTTAAGTGAGGGCTATGACCCTGAGACGGTGGCAAAGCTGCAAGAAGACAAGGATTTACATGAGGATGGTTCGTTGGGCCGTGATTCTGTGGACAACTATCGTCACGATGACGCGGATGAGGTCGATGATGACAGAAAATACGTCACTATTTATGAGTCATACCTTAAAAAGTACCGTTCTGATCTTAAAAAGTGTGTTTATTTAAAGGTATTGCACAGCCGAAGCACAATGCTAGACGTTGAGATGGTGAGTGAGAAGCCGTTTAGGTATTTTACCCCCTTCCCGTTACCTCACCGCTTTCACGGTATGAGCCTTGCAGATGTTTTGTGTGATATTCAGAAGACACAATCTAGCTTGAAGCGTGGCGTTGTTGATCACACGTTTATGACTAACACATCTCGGTTTATTGCTAATTTATCGCTTGTTAAAAATCCAAGAGACTTATTGGATAACCGCGTTGGTGCAGTTATTGACGTTAATAGTCCTAATCCTGAAAGTGTAGTCCGTCCCATGCCTATGCCTAACCTCTCCGGCACAGTATTTCAGGCTATGGAGTCGTTAGAGACTGAGAAGGAAGCACGCTCTGGTATGAGTCGTATGGCTAGAGGTATGGACTCTACGGTTGTAAGCAAGCAGAACAGCTCTGACTTAATAACCCAATTTATGAATGCCAGTAACCGTCGAATTATGGTGATGGCTAGAAATCTGGCAGAAAACTTCTTAAAGCCGTTGATGTTTGATCTTTACAAGCTTGCGGTTGAGAACGAGAAGCAAGACAAGATGGTTCAGCTAGATGGTCAGTTTGTCCCGGTTAACCCGCAGTTTTTAGGTGATCGTACAGAAATGACTGTGGCTGTTGCGTTAACGCCAGAGGAGCAAGCGCAAGAAGCTCAGATGTTGTTGAGCCTTGACCAGCAATTCACTATGAACCCGCAAGACCCATCACTGGGTGGTATGTATGGTGCTTCACAGCGTCATGCAATGCTCAGTAGAGCCTTTGAGTTGTTAAACATTAAGTCAGCAGATATGTACTTATTTAATCCTAACAGTCCTGAGTTCCAACAGATGCAGCAACAGCAGCAGCAATCTCAACAAGAAGCTGAATTAAAACAACAGCAGCAACTTGAGTTCAACGCGGATATTACTTCACGACAAGTAAGCGTTATGGAAGGGCAGCTTGAGCTAGATGCAATAAAAGAACAGAACCGAATGATTATTGACGTTGAGAAACAAGAGCATGTTGAGGAAGAGAAAGACAGCCGACTGCTAATGGATGTGGAAAAGCAGAACCACGACATGGAGATGAGTGAGAAGGAGCTGGCTTTGGAAAAGGTTCAAAACAGAAACGTGAGCATAGGTTAAGCAATGAGTATTGATCAGAGTGCAATAGAGGACTTCATTAAGAAGTGTTCTCAAAAGAAAAACGCCAAGAAAAAAACGCGCAAGCAGGCGTATGACGATTTCCAGAAATGGAAAGAAGGCAAGGTAGATAAGGACACAACACTACCGAGGCCACCCACGAGACTACGTTGAGTAGTCTTTTAAACCAACCACATATGTGGAGTTATAAAATGAACAATGAAACAGTAATAGAAGACAACTTAGGTGAAATGGCTGAACAGGCTGATTCTGCAAGTCAAATGCTCGACAACAACAGCTTTAACGCTGCGTTCGATGCACTTAATAGCAGTATTGTCCAGCAAATCATTGCTACACCGCCCGAAGCGTCTGAAGAGCGAGAGCGTCTATATATGATGTTTAAGTCTGGACAGATGTTCGTACAGCAGCTTGCTGGCTTAATTAACAACTACGACTTGGCAAAACAACAAGAAGTGGAGTAAAATAGGAGTTATACGATGTCAGACGAGCAAACCACAACGGACTCAACTGAAGTCGATAATAGTGACATTATCTCAAGACTTACGGCTGTGTTGGAGTCAGATGACCAAACCGAAGAGCCTAGTAACGAGGAAGAAGTAGTCGATGAGGCTACTGACGAAGTAATCGAGGAGGATCAGGAGCTCGATCCAGATGAAGAGTTAACTGAGGAGGTCGAAGAAGACCCAACCGAAGAAAACTTGGAAGAAGGAGAAGAGACACCTGAATTAATAACCGAGGGTATGATCGAGATCGATGGCGAGACGCTGTCTGTTGAAGAGATTAAGCTGGGTTATTTACGCCAAGGCGATTACACAAAGAAGACGCAAGCTGTTGCCGAACAGCGTAAGGCCGCTGAAGATCAAACCAAGTCTTACGAATCCACACTTAGCGCCCTCTTAACCGCTTCTGGAGCTGACCTATCACGTTTTGACAATGTGAATTGGGAGCAAGCAGCGGTTGAAAACCCTGATCAATACAAGCAAGCGAAGGCTATGTATGAGCAGACGCAACAGACATTTAACTTTATTAAGTCTCAAGCGGATGAACATCAACAGCGGGTTCAAGATCAACAACAGGCAATGGTTAAAGAAAGAGCGACCGAAAGCCTGACTGTCCTGAAGTCTACAATACCCAACTGGAATAATGATGTGTATTACTCAATTGGAGAATACGCTAAAGACACACTAGGTGTCTCAAGCGAAGAATTCAATGGGATTACAGATCATCGATCCATCACGGCAATGTACAAAGCTATGCAGTTTGATAGGGCGAAGACAGAGACGCAAAAGAAGGTAAAAGCATCTCCTAAGAAAACTTTGTCGGGCAAGAAAGCGGAACCAGCAGACCTTGGAAAGAAAGAGACTTATCGCAAAGCGCGTGAACGTCTCAAGAAATCTGGTCGAATGGAAGACGCGGTTCAAGCCCTCTTAAATCGAACCTCATAATTCAGGACTTTTAACATGGCTACTATTGCTAACACATACAAAACCTACGATCAGGTAGGTAAAAAAGAGATGATCGAAGATATAATCTACGACATAACACCCACATTGACCCCATTTACCTCTTCAATTGGTTCAAGCTCAACTTCAGCTACATTGCACCAATGGCAGCAGGACTCACTTTCCGCTGTTGGATCAAATGCCGCAGTCGAAGGGGCAGACGCTGGAGCCTCTAGCGTTGAGCAAACTGAACTTAAAAATAACCACACTCAGATTTTTACCAAGGTTGTACAAACTTCTGGTACTGCTGAAGCGGTTGATAAGTATGGCCGAAGTTCGGAACTTTCTTTCCAACTAGCCAAGAAAGGGAAGGAAATGCGTCGTGATATCGAGCATGCATTTGTTGGAGCTCTTCAAGCTGGTACTGCTGGAAATGGATCAACTGCTCGTCAGATGACTTCAGCTCAAAACCAGATTCACGCTGACACTACTAGCACCGCTGGATCAAACAGAGCTTTCACTGAAACTTTGCTTTTGGGCAATCTTCAGGCTGTTTACAACGAGGGCGGCGACCCTAACCAAGTACAGGTTACTCCATCGCACTCTGTAATCGTTGCTGGTTTTGCAGCAGCTTCAGGTAGAGAGCGTGACTTCAACACTGGCACTAAGCTAGTCAATGTCGTGGACGTATATGTAAGTCCATTTGGCGAAGTGTCGATTATTCCTAATCGCTTCCTTGCTGCTAACACTTGTCTTGTACTAGACACAGAGTACTGGTCTCGTGCCGTTCTGCGTCCAATGCAGTCAATTGTACTTGCAAAAACTGGTGACTCCGATAAAAGACAAATGCTCACAGAGCAGACTCTTGTTTGTGAAAACAACAAGGCGTCAGGTCTTATCAACGCACTAACTGCTTAACGATGAAACTGGGCAGTCCCTCCGGGGGCTGTCCTTTTATTTTTGAGGTATTTATGTCTGACGAACTTTTTGACAGCATCGAGCACGACACTCTTAACGACAGTCTAACTGTAAGCCATTCACAGGACGTAAGCGGCGTTCTTGAAGCTAATAAAAAGGCACGCGCAGAGGCTGAAGGACGAAAGATGGGTGAAACCCAACGTGTTGCAAGTATTCCTTCGGTGATCGTTATGGAGTGGATGAAAGAAGGCATCAATGTTATGGCTCCAAACCGTGAAGACTTAAAACGCATGAAGAAAAAACTTAATTCTCCTGAGTGGGCATACCTCAGAACAGGTGGTGGTAGATTATGAGTTTAGCTAACTATGACGGCCTCAAAGCCTCAGTCGCTAACTGGCTTAACAGAACCGACCTTGCAACCGAAATACCAGATTTTATTG